TGAAGGTGCCCGCGGCGCCGTACCTCAACCGGGCTGTGACCGTGGTCGACCGCTCGGACGTGACCCGGCGTGCCCGGCGTGGCCTGTTCGACGTGGTTGGCCGCAGCAACCCGGTGGCGGTCGGCGACGTGGCGTCCAGCATCGCCTACACCGTCCAGCTCATGACCCACACGGCGGCCGAGGAAAGCGACCTCGACCACCTGTTTGCGTCCGGCGAGATCGTGTTCCTACAGCTACCCTCGACCGCGCAGCACATGCCTGGCGGATACTTCGCGGTCGGCGACACAGCCCGCCGGCCAACTCTGCGGCTGTCGCCGAGGCGGCTGTGGGACGTGCCGTTGACCGGTGTGGCAGCGCCCGGCCCCGAGGTCGTCGGCTCGACCTACACGTGGACCTCGGTCCTGGCCGACTACCCGACCTGGGCCGACCTGCTGGCCGACAACGCGACGTGGGCCGACCTGTTGGAGCGCGTCGGTTCGGCCTCGGACGTGATCGTCCCGTGAGGCCGGTATCAGATCGGTTCCTGTCGACGCTGCGCGGTAGTCACCTGGCCGTGTTCCGGGCGCGTGTGCAGCCCGAGTTTCGGACTGGGACCAACCCGGGCGGCGTCGAGATTCCCATTCTGGGCGGCGATGTGAAGTACAGCGCGACCGCCGAGATTCGCTCGACCCTGAGCCTGACCACCGAGTGGCCCTGGCCGGTGTCGGCGTCCGACACCCTCGCACCGTACGGGCACTATGTGTACGTCGAGCGCGGCCTGGCCTACGGCAACGGACAGCGCGAATGGGTCGGCCTCGGGTATTACCGAATCGACACCATCGAACAGGACGAGGCGCCTGGCGGCGTCATCGAGATATCCGGGTCCGACCGCAACGCCGGATTGCGTGACGGTCGATTCCTGGCCCCGCAACAATTCCCCTCGACCATGACTAATGGCGACCTGGTCAACGCGCTGATTTGGGGTGTGTATTTCTTCGCGGGGATCATCGAATGGGATGACACGGACGTGCGAGACGACACGATTAACCGCACGATCGTGGCCGAGGATGACCGCCTGGGAACGTTGCTCGACCTACTCAAGTCGCTCGGAAAGATCGGGTACTGGGACCACCGCGGAATCTTCGTCATCAAGACGCCCCCCTCGACCGCGGGCGCCCCGGCCTGGACGATCGACGCCGGGCAAGACGGCGTGCTGGTCCAGATGAGCCGCGGACTGACCCGGGAAGGGGTCTACAACGCCGTAGTCGCCACGGGTGAGGCTGGAGACACCACCGCGCCCGCGTACGGCGTGGCGTTCAACCTCGACCCGTCCAGCCCGACCTACTACGGCGGCGAGTTCGGCAGCGTGCCGATGTTCTACAGCTCACCGTTCATCACCACCGACGCCCAGGCTCGGACCGCGGCCGAGGCGCTGCTACGCCAGAAGCTCGGCCTGCCGTACCAGGTCGACCTGTCCAGCATCGCCAACCCGGCCATTGAGCCGTACGACGTGCTCGGCGTGGCCTACCCCAAAACCTCGAGGTCCCGGGCGCTGCTCACTGAGACGCATGTGGTGGATGAGGCCACCGTCCCGCTGACCCCGGACGAGCCGGTCAAGCTGAAAACCCGCGAGCAACAGACCGAGCTGATTGGAACTGGCGCATGATCAGCGACGACCTGGCCCCGTTGTTCGGCAACACCGGCCCCGCCGTGCGGTTCCGGCAAGGCACCGTGTTGTCCTGGGACAGCTCGACCGGAGAGAACACCATCCAGCTCGGCGGCGGCACGCTGACCAACGTGCCGATTCTGAACACCGGCGAGGCCATCGCGCTGCGCGCCGGTCATATCGTCGGGCTGCTCGGCCAGGGCGCGTCATGGTTCATCGTCGGCCGCGTGACCCCGCCGAATGACCCGAACTTTGCGGGTGCGTCGGTGGCGTTCGGCAGCGCGCTTGACTTCCGAACCAACTTCGCTCAGCCCGCGACCTTTACCCAACAGGCGTCCAAGACCATCGACGTGCCCGCCTGGGCCGATGAGGCCGCCGTGACGGTCATGGCCTCGGTCAGCCTGGTGAACAGCACTGCCAGCCGCCAACAGGCGTTGGCCTATGCGGGTATCAACGGGCTGACCGGCTCGGCCATGTCGCTCGGTATCGCCTCGGACGTGAGCGGCGACTTCGGCATGGGCGCGCTGGCCGCGTTCAACACGGCGGTCATTACCGACCCCGGCTCGGCCATCACCGTGCAGGCGTACGCCGATTGCACGGCTGCGCTGGCCGCGTCCCCGTTCAACGTTGCCACCGTCAACGCAATTGCCATTTTCCGATCGATCACCTAGGAGACACCGCGATGCCTGGCGCAACCCCCAACTACGGCCTGCCGTATCAGGACCTCGGCGACGCCCCGAACGGCCCGAACCTCGGCCAGGACCTGGCCGAGGCGGTCGACGTCGAGCTGGCCCGCATGGACACCATTCCGAAGGTGACCAGGATTACGGCGACTGGCGATTTCGAGAAGGACCCGAACGCCCGGTGGATGATCGTCGAGGGCCAAGCCTCGGGCGGTGCCGGTGGCGGCAGCGACGCGGCCGGTGCCGGGCAGTGCAGCAAGGGTTCTGGTGGTGGTGCCGGTGAGTACACACGCAAGATTTTGGATGCGTCCACGGTGGCCGCCTCGGTAACGGTCACGATCGGCGCGCCCGGCGTCGGTGCGGTCGGCGCCAACGGCGGCGATGGCGGCGACCTGACGTTTGGGCACACGACACCAATCGTGGCCAACGGCGGGCAAGGCGGGTTCAAGGCATCGCCGGGTTCTACCCCGTTCGGCGCAACGCCGGGCAGTGGCGGCAGCGGCGGAACGGGCGGCGACTACAGCGCGTCGGGTGGCGCTGGCGAGCCGGGGTGGAGTAGTGGCAGCCTCGGCATCTCCGGTGGCGGTGGTGATGCCAAGCTGGGCGGCGGCGCCCCGGGCAGGTCCTCGGCGGTCGCGTCAGCCTCGGTGGCCGGTGTTGCCGCTGGCAACTACGGCGGCGGCGGCAGCGGCGGCCTGACGACCTCGGCCGGTGCCGCGGCGGCAGGCGGCGACGGCGGTCCCGGTGTGTGCATCGTGACCGAGGTCTACTGATGGGCGAGGCGCCAGACGGCTCAATCGTCATCACGCCGAAAGAGTTCTACGACGGCGTACGGCAAGACATTTCCGATATCAAGTCCGCGGTGGCCCCGCTCGGCCCGCTGGCGGCCGACGTGGCCGACCTCAAGCGGCGGGTGTCCGCGCTGGAAACCCGCGTATTGCTGGCGTCCGGGTTCGCGGGCGCCGTCGGCATGGCCGCGGGCTGGCTCATTCCCCATCTAATGAAGTGAGGACCCATGACTGATTGGTACCTGGCGCCGTCCCTGGTTGCCCTGCGCAACGAGATCGACCGGCGTTGGCCCAAGCGCGACAAGTCCAGCGACGGCGCCGTGGGCGATGCCTCGCACCAGGCGCGCGTGTCCGACCACAACCCGGACTGGTCGGCCGGTGGCGTGGTCCGGGCCGAGGACATCGATAAAGACGGCCTCGACGTGGCCGAACTGCTGGACGCGCTGACCGGCGACGAGCGCGTGGCCTACGTGATCTGGAACCGCCGCATGATGCGCAGCTATGCCAAGACCATCGGCGGCCACACCTACAAGCCGTGGGAATGGGCGCCCTATGACGGCCCCAGCCCGCACACCGGCCATGTGCACGTGTCGATCCTGCACACGCGCGCGGCCGAGACCAACACGTCCGCCTGGTTCAAGGCGGCCAAACCGGAGGAGTTCGAGTTGTCCGCATCGCAGTACGAGACCCTGTTGGCCGAGATCAAGGCGTGCCGCCGCGACGTGCGCGACTACGCGCTGTGGGAAGTGCTCTACGACCTCGAAACCGAGGACGAGCGCAACGCGGCCGAGGCGGCGTTCGATGAGGCACGCGAGGCCGGAAAGTCGGTCACCGAGGCCAAGGTGGCAGCCATCAAGGTGCTACAGGGCCTGGTCGACGNCATCAAGAAANCCCAGGCNNCCAAGTGAGCCGCCTGNTGGCCGCGCTGCGGCGTGAGCCGGTCCGGGCCTACCTGTACGGCCTGGCCGTGCCCGGCGAGGCGCTGGCCGTGTCTTACGGCCTGGTCAACGACAGCAACGGCGCGCTGTGGCTCGGCCTGGCCGCCGCGCTGCTGCTGGTGCCCGGCGTCGAGGCCGCCCGGCAGCGGGTGACGCCGACCAGCGCCCCGCGCGACGACGC